CTATAATCCTAAAATAAAATTAATTGTATCTTCTGTCATAGCTAGTCTTTCTTCTATTGTTGGCTCAACTACTGGATTTTCCACCATATCCCAAAATTTATTAAAATCAGTTTCGACATCCGTTTTTGTCACAGTTGTATCTACCTGTAAATAAACTTCTTCTGCAACATAAATTGCACTTTCCTTTCCGTTATCATCAGTTACAATTTCAGTTGTTTCATTTTTTCGTAAAAATACATCAACTTTTCCGTCAGGCAATACGTAATACCCAATTGCTTCATGTGGTTGAGAACTTCGAGAAATCCTCATATATTCCACTCCTTTTCATCTTATGGTGATAGCTAATTATTTTTTTACATTTACTTACTATCTCATCCATATTAAGTTTGTCTCGTATTTTATGGCTATTGGTATTAACGTACCATCCATTAGCCGATATGCACTGATAAGCCAAATGTAGCGGGATTGATTTATTTTGTTTCAATAACTTTTTAACTTTCAAGAAATATCTTCTAGTCTTTAAAAAAATTTTTTCTCGAATAGTCGTTCTATTTTTTCTAAAAACAAATCCCATCATATCTATAGGCTCTGTTTCACTAAGCTTATTAATTTTCCAATTCGGCTTTACTATAAGACCTAAAAAATCATTAATATATTTGATCAACATTTTCATAGCCCTTTTAAGATCTTTCTTGCTACTTCCAGTTAATAAAAAATCATCCATATAAAAAAGAATGTGGCTTATGAGTCTTATTCTTTTATCTCCTCTCTTTTTTGTTTCCCTTATTTTAAACAATTGTTCACTTGCGTAGTGGTAAGCATAAGATAAATAGTAATTACATAGGTACTGTGATAAGTATGAGCCGATCGATAATCCTGAATTAAACATAGTGAGTAATCTGCTAGTTAGCCAAACAAGCAAACTGTTTTTCACATCACGTATAATAAAATTCATAAGTTTGTCGTGTGGAATAGATGGAAAGCACTGCTTTATATCACCTTTGACAAAGTAAGTAGTATCCTTTTCATTAACCCATTTATTAACGTACTTCTTACCATATGCTTGACCTCTTTTTGGTATTGATGCACACTGAAATACTCCAATTTTAGCATCAAACATCGAATGTAAGCCCTCAACAACCACATAATCAAACATTTGATGTAATGGATGCTGAACTCCTATAACTCGCTCTTTATGAGTCATACCATCGACGATAGTATGGTATCTAATGGGTTTAAGTTTCAATTCTTTGTTTTTGATGGAATTGCTCATATAAACAGCAATATCTCTAATGATTGGAAATAATTCGTACTTTTCGTTGTTGGTAATCTTAAAACGAATATACTCTCGATCAAAACCAGAGAAGTCAGAAAGAAATTTTTGGACATCCCTCCTTCCCCATTTGCTCTTTTTCTTTCCGTTGAGGTATTTAAAAATACAATCTTCAATAAAACTAACATTCGTGATGTCTACATCTTTGCAATATCTTTTTATATTAATCACCCCTAAGGTGTATTTATCTTTCTGAATCTCAATGACGTTCGGTTTTCAATACTACTAGCCACACATAATGCCCAAAACATTATGTCTTTCAAAGAAAGTGCTGGTACGATTTATTTCACTCAAAAGAGTAAGCAAGCCCGTTCAAAGACGGGGAAATGTGGTGCAAGTCACACAATATTTTTTCAGAATTCCGCCCGAGGATGTTCCAGTTCGAGTTAGCCAAGCCATTATTCGCATTAAAGTAACGTAAACCGTCAATCGAACCATTACTCAGATTACCGAGTGATAGCCTCAGGGTAGCACCACAAGTCCTTTTAATATATTAATTAATAGATTAATAAAGGGGCAAGCCCCTCGCTTCGCTCACCCCAGTGCTCGCCTTCGGCTGCGCCCAGTTGCCGAAAGCCGCCCGAGGATGCCCCAGCTCGAGCTAGCCAAGCCACCACTCGCAACAAAGCAACGCAAACCGCCACCCGAACCACCACCCGGATAACCGAGCGACAGCCATTCTCTGGTTCCGGATGTAGGACTGTTTGTATAAATTCCATCTCCATAGCCAGTACTAGATGTTCCTCCTGTTGCGATTGGAAGAATAAGAGATGGATGTAAGTCTTTTGTTTCTGTTTTTGTCAAATAACTCCACGAATTATTTGTTTGTGCTATAAGTCCAACAAAATCATAATCGGTTGTAATTGTTGTTGCAAAGGTTTTGCAGTTGTAATTAGCGTAAACTTCTATTTTATAATTATTAGTGTCTGTATTGTTGTTATTAATAATTATATTTGCTAAAACCTCATATCCGCCAACCATCATTTCAATCCCATTTAAGATAAACGGTTCTCTGCCACTTGAATTACTTGTCGGAGATCCGTCCTGACCTAAAACATTATCACAAGCACCACTAATCCATGGATAAGTTGTGATTGTCGTTGTTGCTGTTGTAGTAAATGCAGTTGCAACATCTAAATTGATTACAGTGTTTATTTCATCTGCCAATGGTTCTTTTGATAAAACCATAACTCTATTTGCAATGTTATAATTAATCGCATTCTGTCTATCGTTTGTTTGTGTGCTACCATTAAAATCACCGATTGATACACAAGACCCAACTTCAATTCCTGTAGCATTAGAGTTAGAAATGATAATCCTTGTTGCATTTGTTTCAAACACTGAAGCGACATATTGATTATAATAACTAACAGCTCCTTTCATTGCATTTTCAGAGTTCATCGTTGCATATTTTAACCATAGCATCATCTGAACATAATAATCATCATGAGTTGTTTTCCCGCTATATTGCAATCCTTTATCGTGAAATTTTGTGATTTGACTATTGTGGTCCATAGTATCATATTCAGGATAAACACCGGATATAGAGGCTAATAATCCATCCAATGGATTTTTTCCTGCTGCATATTTTGCGTGTAGTAAATAGGGTCTAATTGTTCCATCAGGCTTAACTGCTTCGTCCAAAATTTCGAATCCAGCATACTGTACGTCTGAATAAGTAAATCCCCAAACAACACTATCTAAATATCTTTTGATATATCCTGGCATTGCCATAACATAGACATCACCATTTGTCCCATCTGCTTTAAAACGACCATCCCCTTTAATAGCTGTTACATGATAATCATCATTAGCATCTACATAAGCATTGACATCAATTGATCTAAAAAGACCAATATTTTCATAGTCATTCCTGCCTTTATACGTGTTTGTGGATGGCTCGCAAAATAATCCTACATTGTCGTCTTTTTTTATTCCGTCTGAAGATGGAGATGCTCCGTATTGATTAAATTCCACCGTATATTTTTTCCCTGTCCTCTGATTATCCCAAAATTTACCTAGATTAACATATTCACCTATTTTGTCATCAAAGTACACGTTTGCTGATTGCACCAATTGCTCCGATATAGTATCTATTTTGGCATTAACCTCATCAATAGCAGTAGGATTATATTGATCTGTTAAGACCCATCCTGACACGCTATCATAACGGTATGTTTTTGACTCATCCGTTACCCTGACTGTATCTCCATGTATAGGTGCTGGATAGGTTGTATCACGATCAGCAACCGTAGCGACTGCTGGCAGATATTTTGTTTTGTTTTCGGATGCTACTTGTTGGGCATTAGCGGCGGCATCAATTGCATTATCAACCGCTATCGGACCATCTACCAATACTTTTTCAATAGACTGCCATTCGTTTGCACTTACTACTGTATTATCGTTCATGATTCCTTTGACAACAGCGTAAGAAAAGTCATTGCTTACAGCAACTTTTGTCGTGCCATCATAGAGCATTATTTCTGCTTTATGGCTTCCACTTACAACATAAGCTTGCGTTGTAAGTAAAAATTCACATACTCCCAGACCTGTAACAATGCCGTCCAAAAAAACTGTATTCCCGTCTGGTTTCTTAATTGCAATCCTGGGAGTAACATTTGTCAAATCAGCAGGAATTCCGCTTTTATTGACCGTGACAATTAATTTAAATGTGTCTAAATCGTTAGAATTAACCGTATAAACAGGATTTCTGACAATTTTTTCGATGTCAACTATAACTTTAAACTCTTTTAACAATTATTATCCCTCCCTTAAATAAGCAAAAATAAAAAGCCTTATTTGGCTTTTGAATCTGTTTCTTTTGTGACTTTTTTCTCAAGTGCGATAATTTGCGCTGATTTTACGGCGTTTTCTCTCGTTAAATCGACTATTCTTTTCAATAAGTCATCAATTATGTCGTTTGCTTCGATATCCATTTGCATACACTCCTTATAGTTTTATTTTGTCTGTTCCTTTATATTTATCTAAAATATTTTTTACAATTGTTGAGCCGCTAGCATTTTTTGCAACTCTATCATGTTTTTTTAAATCTGGTCGATGTGCCCACATTATATCTCTTGTATATTTACGGGCATTAATTTCTTCATTCGGTATAAATCCCGTTGCTTCCATTTCAAATTCATCGTATTCCCCTACAGGAATATTAGGGTTTACAAATATAGAAACTTTTTTTCCTTTATTTAAACAATTAGGGCAAATAAATTTAATGGGATTATATTGATCAAAATCGGTATTCCACTCGAACTCAAAATTTTTATTGATCTTTTCTTTAAATTCGTTATTGCAATCAGGACAATGCAATGTAACTATTTGATTATCAAATTTTCTTACTAACACCGATTATCACTCCTAAGCAAGATAGTACCCCCTCCAATATCTATAGGCTGTACTTGTTCCGTTTCCTTCCACATACAACCAAAATCCATCTGTCCTAATGTCTGTTACCAAACCAGAAGCTGTGCTTGACGACGTTGATAAAGAGACGCTGGAAGGTGTATAATTTTTTCTCATTTTAAAATTAACTCCAGTTCCAGCTACCGCGCCAGTTGTTGAACTACCAGCAATCGCTCCAATTCCGCAAAAACCTTGCTCTCCCCTTCCTGTATGCCATCCTCCGTCATAATTACCAGTAGCGGCTTTATAATAGTAAGCTTCATCAAAACCTCCAATAAAAAAATAAGATGCTATATTAAACCTTAAAGTCCAACCGGATATAACCAAATCCTCTGAATTCGGGTCTTTATATATCCTCCAAGTTTCTGCTCCGAAACTATCAGGAAAAACTATTTGCGATTGAACGGATGAATTATATTTAAGTATAAGTTTTTGACCTATGCTCATATTAGTACCTACATCAATTGTTGTATTAGACGTGATAGTTCCAGCTATAACTGTCCCTAAATTTGCTGAAATAGCATCTAATGAGTTCACATAAAGTTTGTCTGCCGTTATCGTATAAGCAGTGATTTTATTACCATCTAAGCTATCAATTTTTGCATTTGTTACCGCTAAATCAGCTATTTTTGCATTAGTTACGGATAAGTCTGCTATTTTAGCATTGTCAACAGCTAAATTTCCGATTTTTGCTGTTGTTATAGCTAAATCTTGTATTTGTGCTGTTCCAACCGCTAAATTAGCTATTTTAGCATTTGTTATTGCTGCGTTTGCGATAGCTGCATTTCCTACCGCTAAATTAGCTATTTTTGCAGCAGTCACCGAAGAATCAGCAAGCTTTCCAGCTGTAACCGCAAGATCTGCAAGCTTATCAGCATTTACTGCTCCAAATAAAATATCATCGGTTATGATGTGTGCTGTGTTGGCGTTTACCTCTATGCTAAACGGACCAGATAAACCATGAGTATTTACAGCTCTAACCCTAAAATACCATTGTTGATTTGTACCAACTTTGTGTGTGTATGCGCTTGTTTTACCCTTCCACACAAGATTTGATATATCTGGTGTAAACCCTAAAATTTGTGAAGCGTATACCTCATAGTTTGCAATATATAACGCTTTATTAAAATCCCATTCCAACATAATATTCTGAAACAATCCTGTTGCGGTTACATTTGTTGGTGCATCAGGAATTATATTTTCTATGTCATCGTCTGTAACTGGTAGTTCTACCTTATCCCAAATCCCGCTTTTATCATTGAGCCTAGATTCAATGGCATCTAACCGATTATCATCGGTGTACAAGTCAATATAATCTCCTAATTCAACTGTTCCGGTATTATCAGGATCCGCTACATCATACTCAAAAACTATTACTCTTGCTTCGATTTCAATTGGATTAGAAAATGACCGATCAATAGCGATGGACGTGTCACCTAAACGTACTTTTTCATGCTCATAACCACTTATTTCTTCCAATAAAAAAACATCCATCTCGTAGTTTTCGAGTGGATATTTCTGTTTTTGTAAGGACTCCCAAGTTTCTTGTAGCAATTTAGCGGCATCTTCTTGTTGCCCGTTTTCGTAAATTCCAATTCTGTGTCTATATGTGCCATCAGTATTTTTTCGGCCATATAATGCTAAAGCTTCTTGGTCTCCAACCCATTCTTTCCCAGATGGCTTATCAGTCGGATCTCCATTTGCAACTGACCAAACGACATCAGCAAATGTTATTTTTCTCGAAAAACCGCCAGCATCAGTCTCTGTGGAAGACCCCATACCATACAGTGCTGTTTTAGGATAACTTTGTATTTTATGAGTAATATTAATAATATCCTTATCAATATCCCATATTTTCCCCGTATCAGCTCCCCTGCGCGGGAGGATATCTATATACCTACCAGTAATTTTATTGTCTGTTACCTCCACACGGTCACGTAACTCACCGCCCCATGTATTTATGATCTTTGTAATCGCTTCTGTAGCGGTTATATAATAAAAATTTGTGGAATTAATACCAAAGTCAGCCGTTTGCCCAACTAACCACCTTGTGCCTACTAAAGCATTTGTGAGAGCATCATTAATGGATGTATTATACGGTCTGACATCTTCAATAATTTCATCATTTAATTCGAGCATAGCTGGTTCACATATCGCTGTTATCTCTGGACCATTTGCTCCGTTAGATTGTTCTATTTCTCGGATAATAAAAAGCCGAAACGCTCCATCTTTATCTGTAAAAGCAATCTGATTTTCCACCATAATATGCTGTGCATCTTCATGGTTAGCAGGAACTGTAGCTTGGAACTCCGAACCCTTATTTAATAGTTCTTTAAACGGAGCATCCCAAAACGGGCAAGCTTCTTCTGCGTCATTGGATAGTATGGCTAATAGATTGTCATATTGATCAAAAATGAGTAACTCGGACATCTACAACCACCTCGGTGCAAATTTAATTTCTGTTGTTGCAATATTCTCTGGAGTAACCGTCAATGTATTTTCACCTGAAATCAAAGAAAACGGAACACTGTGCCAATCGTATGCTGTCATTTGTAGATTATTATTGATTGTTACTTTGCGCTTTGTTAAGTCAATCGTCAATACATCTCCAACCACAAAATTATAAATCACTCGAACAAACTTTCCGTTGGAGTGGTCAATCTTGTATTCACTAGCTGTCGCCGTGAAAGTTGCTGTGATGATCGGATTTGTTTCTGCTGTTCCGCCGTTTAGTATTGGGTAGTTTCCTAAAGTAATATTTTCTTCAAAACCGTACTTATAAGGGTCAAGGCAAATAATATTTATTGCGCCACTTCCGATAAATAAAAATTCATCCCAACTTGGTTGTCCATTTAATGACCCATAATAAGTCTTATTTGGTTCATCATTAAATACAATCGGTACCGGACCATCTGTATTTAAAATAACATTAAGGTCATCAACTTTTTGACGCATATCTTCTAGTGACAACCCCACTAAATCAAATTCTACGTTAATCGGACGTTCCGGCCTATTTTTTTTTACATACAAGGAACCATCCATTCCTGGAACTGATTTTCGTATGATTTCTTGCGTCGCAGGTCCTCTGCCAGTTATTTTAGTGATATCTATTAAATCTTTAGTATCAACGCCATTAAAAATCATCATACTAAACCACCACTTGGTTGTCTATTGGTTCTTCTTTTCATCGCTTCTAATTCCTGTGCAGTAAATCTGATTGTTCTTTTTACTAATTCTCTACCATCAAGTGGGATGGAAATATGAAATTCATATACTTGATTCCCTCCACCAGATGAACCATTTTCAGACCGAATAACATTACGAACGATATCCTCTAAATCATCCAGTGCACCAACAAATTCCGGTCGTTTTTCTCCCACACCAATTACCTGTGGACCGTAAAATACACCGCCTGTGTCATACCATTTAACTGATAATTTTGGAATGCCATTCTTAACCCAATCTGCCGGATTCATGGAAAAATTACTAACACCAAAGTGCGGCAAAGGGATATTGACGCCCATGTTTTTAAAGGCACCTTTTATTTTTTCAATGAATCCTAAAATGGTATTTTTCGCTGTTTCAATCGGTTTTGTAATAGCGGATTGTACCTTTCCGAACGTATTCGATGCAGAGCTTATTATGTTACCAAAAACTCCCTTAATAGATTCATATAAACCGGAAAACTTAGACTTCACGCCAAACCAGATATTTTCCGCCAGGCTGATAATCGTATTTTTCATCGCTGTAAAAGCACTTTCGCCGAAACCTCTCAACATGCCGAAAATACGAGCACCCATATCGTATAATCCTTGTATTTTACCGACAAATTTTGTTGCAAAATCAGTGATGATATTCATAACATACGTGTCTAGGTTTTTAAATATTTCAACCGATTTAGTCCAAAACTCCTTAAATAATCCAGCTCCGTTTGTCGCAAATGTTTTAATGCCACCGAGAATTCTACCAAACATCATGAGGTTGATAAAATTCCAAATAAATTCAATAGCGCCGAAGAATAGCTGTTTAACACCTTCCCACATTCCACTAAAGTCACCTGTTAAAAGACTGGAAAAAACCTTAACTACTCCAAGAATAATATCTATGGCTCCCGAAATAACACCCTTTATATTAGACCAGATCATTTCAATAATAAATCCTAATACAGGAGCGACTGCCTTAAAGATTGCCGCTATCACCGACCATAAATTCTGGACAGCTTCGATAATTTGTGCGCCATTTTCATCCCAAAAAGTTTTTAATTGATCTAGTATGTCTTTTATAAATCCGATTGCATCTTGTAAGATCGGCACTGCTACTTCTTTGATGGTGTTAAAAATATTGAAAAATGATTCTCCGATATTCCCGTCACCTGTAAATAAACCCTTAATATAATCTATCCAACCAAGCCAATAGGATTTCAGCAATTCGAAAAATCCTTTAATACCGTCAATCACTCCGCTAATTCGATCTTTATTGTTGACGAAAATCTCTTGTACATTATCAAATGCGCCTTTTGCTATTTCAATAAAATTGTTAGCGTTTTCCGCAAACGAAGGAGGGAACAAGCCTAGTACCGCTTCTTTTATTCCGCCATTTCGTAAGTTAGAAAGAAAGTTGTCCAACACAGGCATGACAGCATCTAATGCACCTTTCATTTTGTCAAAGGCGCCACTCATGAGCTCTCCGCTAATCATGCTTAAGTTATCTTTTAATGTGCTCAACATACCGTTAAACGTCTTACTTTGTTCCTCTGATGCTCCGGTTACTCCTTTTGCAATGCTATCAAATGCCGCTACGTAAATTTCGCTTGATAACTTACCTTCGGATGCCATTTTTTTAACGTCTTTGACCATGATTCCTTGCTGTTCGGCAATTGCTTTGTAGATCGGCACTCCACGGTCTTGTAAGATGTTTAAATCCTCTGTGTAAGCAACTCCAGCCTGTCTTACTTGAGACATCTGACGAGTCATTTCTTTCGCTTCGGAGGCAGGAATAGAAAAGGCGCTAGCGACATCAGATACTTTCATCAAGCTATCAAACAAAGCTTGTCCTTCTAGCCCGGCATTGTGCATATATTTTGCCATCATATCGACATCTTCTGTTTCAAATGGAGTCGCTTTTGTAAAATTACTAATGTCTTGCAGCATCTTTTTTGCTTCTTCTTGTGACCCTAGTAACGTTTTCCACGCTACTCCACTTTGTTCCGCCATTGCGTTATAACTAAACCCAACCTTGCCGACAATACCAGTTAAGGTTGCCAAACCGCCGCCGGCCGCCGCCGCCGCTACCCCTGCTGCCTTCATCGCTACACCGGCTGATTTTTGGATGCTTCCGAACGATTTTTGTACAGCTCTGCTTGCCATATCTTTAGCGCTCAATATGATTTCAACGGTGTTTTTACTTGCCATGTGCTCCCTCCTTTCTGTTCGCTTCATATTGATTGATCATGCCTTGTATATGTTCAAATGCTTCTACCCACACGGACGGTTGATCTAAATACCCGCCGTCAAATGGGAGCGAGTGAAATTCTTTGCACATTAAAAAAGTTTTTAAGTAATCATTAGAAAAAGAGCGATTACCCATTAAGTGAGTAACCGCTGTTGTTAGTTTTTTATTTCTTCTTCCTTGAGCTTGTTCATTTCGTCAATAGCTTTTGAGATTTTATCGAATACTTCATCGTCTAAATCTTTTACAGATTCGACGGTAACTGGTATATCTGTTTCGCTCCAAGATTTAATAGCGTTAGATAGTTTATAATACTCTACCTCTTGCACTTTACCGACTACACCGATCATGGCAGCAGGCACATCATCTTTATCAAAGTTATCCATTTTTTTTAATACTTCATTATCCATTCCAGCAAACATAGATGATAGACGATTTGCAATCTCGTCTTTTGCTCCTTTTGATAGATATTGGAGTTCTACCCAACCACCTTCAAACTCGATTCGTTTTGTGGGCTTATTTTTTGAAAATAATGCCATCGTTTAATCCTCCTAGTAAGATGCTGTTGTATTAACCAAAGTAATTTTCATGCCATATAAACTAGTCTGGTCATATTTTGCCGAACCGGTTACCTGGGCAGTTATGGCTCCTGTTCCTCCGACGTTAATCGGGAAAGCGCTGTAACGTAATTTAGGGATATCGACTGTTATCTTATAATTGTGTGTTCCAGCAATGAGACTTCCGGTTAATTCGATTTTCGCCGGAATTTCCGTTTGGGCACGAAATTTGTTAAACTCTGTTAAATCATTCATTTCGGTAGAAAAAGAGATCGGCAAAGTTCTGGCTCCGTTTCGTAGGACGCGCGAAACCTCTCTTGTTCCATCTAATGTCGCTCTTGCTTCTAAACTGTTATTAACACCGAACTGTACGGTTGATAAATCGGAACTACTCATACCATCTAAAGTAATTGTTGCTTGATTCCACAAAAATGGATTTGTGTTTTCAAGATTTGGCGTGGTTTTGCTGATTAATGTTAGTTTGCGAGCAATCATGGCAGCGGTAAATTGCATAATTTTTGAATCTGTACCAAAGGAAAAGTTTAGTTCATTTACCGATGCTCCTGCATACTGGAATGCCTGCTCGAAATCTCTGTGGACTTCCACGGTGTATGGCGGTAAGGAACATGTATTTGAAAAATTATCCTGAACTGGCGTAAAAACATGTTGATAAACGGTAGGGTTATTAGTAGCATCTGGTTGAGTAGTTGTAGGTGCTCCAAACGCCGCTCTCATAAGGTGTCCGACTACATTAGGGTAAACATCGCCAGAAATGTCACCAGCAATATTATGCATTCCTTCATATGATGGAGATTCATCCACAATGCCGATGATATTTTCCGATATTACCTGTTCGATTTCTTCGTTAAGTGATTCAGATGCAAATCGTAAATATTCTGTTGCCACAACCGGCGTTCCATATGTCACTTCTTTGCCAATTCCGATATGTGATCTGACTCCAAACGGCATTATTCTTCACCCCCTTTTTTATTTTTCTCACGAAAAAGCCCGGTAGATAGCAGAATCACGTTGAATTCTACTTCGTCACCAGGCTTAAATACTCCATAGTTCGGGATAATCCGTTCATCCTTCCCTATATAAACTAACTTTTTTGGCTTTTCCATAAACGATTCACTCCTTACCATTCTTCTGTGTTTGCTGACAATTCTAATTCAGCAATCAGCATTGGATTGTTTTGATCGAGCATAGCAAATACTTCGCCGGCTGTTACCGTGTGATACAGACAAGCATTTCCTAATGTCGGGTCTATCCTTAGCTGTTTGATGGTGCTTTCTATCAATGATCTGATTTGCACCTGGGGCACCTTAATGTCACTCACTCTAATCGGGATATACAAGCGTATCACCCAATTCCAATTAACAGAAAAACGTCTTGTTGTTTGATCTGTTTGCGTAAATCCATTGAAAAACAAGGTAGCGGCAGGAAGTTGATTAATATTTTGTGGTTCATAATCAAATGCTTCCACAATTTCTGGGACAGTGGATAGAATATTTTTTATATTAGCTGCCATTACGTTTAAATCAGCCATTTTGTAACCTCTCTATCGCTTCCGCCACACCTTTAGCAAACAAACTATTAATTTCACCGGAAGATTGCATTTTATCAAAAGTCCCCTCGGAAAATTTATAAGCTTTTATACCGGGATGATTTACTTTTTTTACACCAGGAGGTTTTAACCCTCTCCACCACAAATATTTACCCCGCTTAGCTTTAATGGTGTGTGGAGCCGTTCCTCCCTCTAAAAAATGGGCATACCAAAGTTTCGTACCGACATATGATTTAGTTTTGGTGGTGGATCCTCTTATGCTTTTAGCTAGTTGACCACTTTGTACTAACCCTAATGATCGTACTTTTTCCTTTGTTTGTTTGCTCATTTCTCTCGTAACTTTTCGCAGGCCTAATTTTGTAGATTCCGGTCCGATTTCACCGCTATTATTAATAAGATTCTGCAAATCTGGACTGATTTCTATATCGACTTTTAAGTTGTCGAGAAGTTTATTTTCTACCACTACATCACCTTCTTATAAGGTGCAAGTAATACCTTAACCTGTGCAGGCAATGCTTCTGGACGAAAAACCATGCCATCCTGAAATGTGGTCGAAAAAGAAGCGATATCAGATTTATAATAAGACATCACTAAATGTTTACATGCAAGCTCCAAATCATATGGGATTTCTGAAAATCCCGCAGTGTACGAAACAGCAATATTGATTTCACCTTTTGGCCATATACCACTCGTTCTTAGTAATACGCCGTTCTTTTTCTTAATCTTGTATTCTATAGGGTCTATCAGTGTGTTATCTATTAATACAGATTCAATAGATTTTACAGGGTATTGATCTAAAAGAATGTGAGTTTTCCCTGTTCCGTCAAATTCTTCTGCAATATATGCCTGTTCTTTAAATTTTCTTTTGCAATAATTTTCAATGGTTACTGATGATGCATTAATCAAATCAATCAATAATTCGTCATCGCTAACTTCTGGTAAGCTGATCTTTAAATAAGCTTTAACCGCATCTAATGACGTTAAGGCATTTGCGATAAGTGGCATTATTCATCACTCCTTATTAGGATGATGCGATAATTCCTGCACCACGAAGTGCAGCAAGTATTTGATTTTGTTTTGCGGCGATATCTGTCGAAGTTGCTGTAGCAGTGTCAACGTGATCTGTAATAGCGGATGCTTGTGTTCCGTTAGCTGTGATTTTCCCTCCGGCAGCAATATTCAACTCGCCCTGAACAGTCCAGTTTTCTCCGCCAAGTTCTCTATAATTTTTAGTTGTGTACATGCTCTATACCTCCAATTAAACGTTATTCTTTATCCTTTGCTTTTCGTGCTTTTACTTCTTCCACATAACCAAATCTGATAAGTTTATCTGCTAACTCTTTATTCAATTCAGTTGTTTCACCGACTTTTAAATCGTAGCCATATCCAACACAATCGATTATCGCTTTTACCTTCACACTATCCCTCCTTTATTAAAAGAAAGGGGAATAAACCCCTCTGTTCATTAAGCAATAGTCACTTGTCCATAAATGAAAGCTTCTGAATCACGAAGCTTAACTTCTTCACGTTCGATAGCACGGAAAAGTGTATTGTCGGTTTCAAATGCATCCATTGCCACATCTGATGCCATAATAGATAGTTCTTCCCGATCAAACATGACAACAGCTTCCTTTAAGTCACCGATAATAAATGGTGCTTTTGGATTCAACGCATCGGTTACATCCGTAGCTAAATCTTTATTAGAAATCATAACAACAGGTACACCAAATAATTGCTTTCCAGTTGGTGAAGACACGGAAGGCTGTAATAGATAATTTCCGTTACCGTCTTTTATCTTATCTAACCAGTTAAAGCCATCTTGGTTAGTGACAATTGACGAAGTATAACGAAAAGCAGTATCTAAAGTTACGTTAAGCGTATCTTTAATGTCATCCACACTAGCGATAGCTGTTTTTGCTTTAGTACCTAAAACAGTAAGGATTAATTTGTTACGAGTTACCCTGGATTCATCGCCAATCCATTTTGTTAAAGTGCTAGTAATAGCCTGGTCGCTATCTTTTAGCAGCTCATTGGTAACTTTAAAAAATCCGGCATATTTTTTGACTGAATAAGGCAAGTTGGTAAATTGTGGAGTAGACTTTTCAGTGATAACGCCGTTTTCCGCAACTTCTGCAAATCCTGTTTGTTGAGAGCGAGCTTTAAATACACGACTTCCGCTTAGAGTATTAACTGACTCAATAGTAATCAAGTTCTGTAAAGCATCTTTAGACTGGCGCAATTCATTAATTCTGGTTTGGATATCTTGTGGAACAGTATACCCACCATCAGTAGCTGTACCTTCGCTCATCGCATTCTTAAATTTTGTACGTACAGCATTCAGAAAGTTTTTAATCTCATCAACAGCTGTAGGTTTTCCAACCGGTTTGTTTTCAACTTGCTTTTTTTCCTGATCGTAAAGGTCCTTAGCGATATCAAACTTGTTTTGCAGCTGCTGCGCTTCGTCGCGAGCAACTTTCGCTTCTTCGATTTTATTTTCAGCAAGAAGACGCTTTGCTTCTCCCTTTTTGTTGCTGATTTGCTCCAATAATTCGCGTAATTCTTTGTTCATGAATGAACACTCCTTTGTTTTTGGGGTATAAAAAAAAGAACTAGATTAAATCTAATTCCATTAGTAACTTTTCTTTTTCGTCATTCGATTGTTCGTTTACCGGATCTGGCTTGTTGAATAGTTTAATAGCATCCCGGATTGATTGATTCGCACTATTAAGCACTTCTAACCTACTAAACGAGAATTCCTTCATGTTTTGGACATCGAAAGGCTCATCCTGGTATAAAATGCTGTTTGCAAAGCCGTTTTTAACGGCCACATTTGCAGACATCCACGTCTCGTCGTCCATCATGGAGGATATCTCATCTGCTGATCTACCGGTCTTGGTAACATATGCGTTAACGATTGATTCTTTGACGGTATCAAGGATGTCAGCCACCTTTCGCAAATCACGCATATCCCCATAAGCGCCAGTAAGAGGGTTATGAATCATCATAACGGCTACCGGTGACATGTGTACCTCATCCCCTGCCATAGCAATTACAGACGCAGCACTCATGGCTTTACCGTCTACCTTAACAATCACTTTCCCCCTATGTTCTTTCAGGGCGTTGTAAATACTTGCACCAGCAAAGACGCTCCCTCCGTAGCTGTCAATCCACACTGTTAGGTCTTGGCCGGAAAATTCTTTTAACTGATCTTTAAATGCATTTGGAGCAGTAGCCGGTTCGCCGAACCATTCATATAACCATAGATCACCGTCGTCCACAATATCACCTTCGATGCGTAATTCAACACTTTCGGGCGTGTCTCCGGTTGCCTGGTTTTTAATAAACTTCCAAAACGGCATCAATTTACACCTCCTTTCTGGTATTGCTCTCCAACTTTGTTAATCGGTATATAGTTTCCATTTGTCATCAAGATATCACCGCCTTCCTCAGACGGTAAGTCTAGATAGCTTCTCGCTTCATTAGGTGTGTAAATCGCATTGTTTACACCCTTCGCTAGCGCTTCCATCTGACTCTTGATGTCAGCCCTTAAAATCACATTTACATTAAATTTAAAAAAGTAGCCCTGGTTAATTAACTGGCTACTTAGGCTTTTGTATGTTATTTCTTCTTCGTACTGTTTTAAAGGATAGAGCAATGTGTCCACATAAAAAGATAGGTTTTGAGCTTCTGCACTTGCGTAACTAGATTTCTCATAATCATTTATCTGATTAGGTTTTATTCCAAAGGCAGCTGCGATCTGTAAGGCTGAGTACTTTTTCAATTCGAAAAATTGGCTGTCCGTCAGTTTGATATTCAATGGCACCAGTTTCATGCCTAAAGGAACGGGGATAATTTTCCCTGCATTCTTAGAGCCGTTTGCAAACTCTTCAAAACCTTTTACCAATCTGTCCTTCGCATCTTTGTCTAAATCACCTGTATACTCCAAAACAGCTTTCCCCGTCAATCCGGTTTTATAAAGATTGTTCATAAACTTCTGGCTTTCAAGATTTCCTTCCATTGTGCTTTTTAAGATATCTTTCACTGGCATCCCGGTTATCCCATCAAAAGTCATAGATGTTTTAAAATGCATAACTTCATCACTGTTAAAGGTATAAGTTTTTCCAGTTTTACGATCTGTGTACTTGTACCACATCTTATCCTTAGTTCCCAGCAATCCATAATCGTCAATAACTGTAGATACCTCTTCACTTGGCATTATCCATAAATCCTTTAGTTTTGCTCCTTCGTATCGCTTCCAGACATAGGCGTTGCCATGATGATTCCTGTTCATTTCGACGGTTGACCAAAAAACAGTACTGGTCATATAAGGATTCGGACGTAATTTAAACACCTGAAATAACTCTGTTTTGTCACTTTTCATAATACCTTTTTCGGTAGTTTGATACATTTTAAGTGGCAGTTTTCCCATACTTTCAGCCAGTATCTTCATACATGCAAAATAGGTAGCCTCCGAAAGCTTATCTCTTGGAGTGTCAGGGTCAATCCCCAACCATTCAAGCATTTTTGGGCTGTTTAGATTGATGGTCTCATTCTTAAAAAGTTTCTTTACCCAACTGAATAGTCTCAAGTTTTCACCCCCTTCACCACCCCATCATTTTCAGATATTCATTTGTAACTTCATTCATATTAAGACTAAAATTACCCGTCATCGCTCTCACGTGAGCGTTCAAAACGGATGCTATCGGATCAATTCTATCGGCGGCTTTTGATTTATCCAACATGATATTTTCATTTGCATCCTGCCTTGTTACTGCGTTTCCTATTGCCCAAGTAAGGACAGGGTTATCGTTGTGTCTAACTCTGTTTAAATAAACCTGTTCTCGGAAGTCTTTCGTTGGAGCCCCAAGAGTCTGCATCCCTTGCCTAACCTCAATTACGGTATAGCCTTCCTGTTCAATGTCCTGCATGAATTGAGTGGCATTCCAAGGGTCTGAACACACCTCTGCTATTTTGATATCATACTTGGCTACAAGATCATTAATGTGTTTCTTGATAAAGGCATAATCCACCACAGCACCGGGTGTAGGTGTTATCCAACCTTTGTCAACCCATAATGAATACGGAACCCTATCCGTTCTTGACTTTATCTCAATGGTGTCTTCCGGCATGAAGCTATGGCTCATAATATAATAGGTATCATTCTCTTTAAAAATGAATCCCAGACTTGTTAAGTCGATTTTTGCAGACAAGTCAACTCCGATGATGCACCTGGCACCTCGGAATTTTTCAAAATTAAACTCTTCTTTGCAGACGCTCCATTTTTCCAAGTTCATGTAACCATTTTCGCGTTGGTTTATCCATATGTTCATATTTTTTGTTAGGAAGTTTCTCATTTTTTCTGGTACATCCATAGCCGCCTTCAATTCTCCACGTAAAAAAGCCTTTCCCTCTTCATAACTGCAAAGAATAGGATTGGCCTTTTCCCACACGGATTCGTCTTTGATGTCATCATCCTTGTCGAGCTCATTAATCATGATGAAATATTCATCATTTTCAATAGGATTATTAGGGTCAAGAATACTAGAAACATACTTATATTCCACCGAATAGCAGGGGTTATTTAACTCAAAGCCAGCAGTGGTGATGATGAACATTAGCCACTGAGGACGCGCACCTGCACCAGAAACAAGGACATCATAAATTTCTGTTGTCTTATGTGCGTGATACTCATCAATTAAGCCGGCCTGAACATTCAAACCATCCCCTGTTTGACCATCTTCTTTTGATAATGCTCTAATAAACCCTTGGCTTTTTAAGTGGGTTATACGGCCATTCGCTACCTTGAATTTATCTCTCAAAAAGGCGCTGCCGTTTACCTGTGCTTTTATTTCATTCCAAACAATTTTTGATTGCTCTGTTTTGGTTGCTCCGACATAAACTTCAGCCATCGGCTCCCCCAACGCGCTTGATTCATAGGACCCAACCGTACCTAGTGATTGGGACTTTGCGTTTTTCCGGCCGACTTGCCAGTAAGCCTTCTTAAACCTTCTTAAACCACTGTCCTTATGAATCCATCCGTACACATTAGAAAAAATGAACACCTGAATCTCGTGCGGTTCAATTTGTTCGCCCGCAAGTTTTCCTTTCGTGTGCTTAGATAAGCGCATCCAATTTAGAAAATGCAGAGCTCTTTCTTCGGAAAAAACGTAAGGGAATTTCTCGTTAAGTACGTTTAAACTTTCGTTTTGCACATCCTGCAAAAACCTAAGGCAGGACCATTTGTGTTTTTCACAGGCTGTAATTTCTCCATTTATGACACCTTGACTATATTCGATAAGCCACTGCTTTAGCATCACACATCACCGTACATTTTTTCTTCACTTGATTTTGGTTTTCCCTCTTCCTTCGGCATGGCAAGTTTGGCTCGTGATGATGGAGTGAAACCAAACTCGATAGCCATTGATTTTAATTGCTTGTAGAGAGTATCAAGCGTTTTTTCATCCACAATCTCTTGATCTATTTCTGGATCATAAATACCTTCTTGCAATTCCACATACTTACCATATGCCCGACAGTAAACAGCAAGCTGGTTAACGTCAACATTAGTAATTAACCCTACTTCATTTAATTCAGCAGCTAAACGTTTAAATTCCTTTTTTGCCAGCGGACTTAACCAGGTGGGAGGTTTAACACGATCGGATCGAGGCTTTAATTTTTGTTCAGCCTCTTTACGGGCGTCGATTTCTTTCTTTGTCAATTTATTCTTGTTGCCATTTATTAACAATAATTCAATTGGAATGGCTTTTCTTCCCATTTCGTTCCAAACCTCCTTTCAAAAAAAATCAAAAAACGAAAATCACACACGGAAAGCTGGGACACGGTTTATATTGGAAATTCTGTAAGTTTTGTCATACCCCCCACTATCTGCCGAATCCGCCGTCCTCTGTCGCTGTTTTACGATTGTGACACGTATTGCATAAACTTTGCCAGTTGCTTACTGTCCAAAACAGATGCATGTCACCCTTATGAGCGATGATATGGTCTACTACCGTTGCTACATGTCCACACCTTATACAGATGGGATGCTGAGATAAGTAAGATGCTCTCGCTTTTCTCCACCTTGCATTATAACCACGCTGTGCAGCTGTACCACGGTACATATCATAGCTGTTGTTTAATTGTTTATGATCATCACAGTATCGCTCTCTTGTTAGCCTGGCACATCCAGCTTTGTTGCATGGCCTTAGTGGTTTACTTGGCATCAATACCACTCCGGTTTAGTTCTACTCGTTTCTGATTTACGATTCTCTTTTTCTTCCAAACATTTTTCGCAGAAGAAATAATCAATCCTTGTATACAAAGTCATTCCGGTAGTAACAAAATACTCTTTTGTATTCTTGGTATCTAAATGGATAAACTTGTGTGTGCATTGCCTTTTAATTGGAGATACATCTATTGGTGGATTCATATTTTTATTATTGATATTCAATCGTCTATTTCTTATCATTTCACCTTTTTGCGTTAATGCCGGTTTAACATATCCGTCGCATACATGACACCTTAATCCATCCGTAAATCTAAATTGTTCTTCTGTAAATACTTCTCTATATCCGCAATCCAAGCATTCTAAAGTTGTTAGTTTTAGTTTGTCACTATCGCTCATCTTGTCATCTCCTTCTCATCGCTCCGTTCAAATTAAAAAAGAGTAGAATAATCTACCATATATCTATTATACGTGTTACGGTTCATACCATTCTCCAATAAAAAGATACCATGATTTTATGATGTCTTTAACTTGATTCATTTTGTACGAGAATAATTCATGTTAATCGGTTTAATCAGTTCTAATCCTCGAAGACCTTTTCGGTATCTACCATCAAGCGTACCTTTATTAATTCCTGTTTCTTCAGACCAAGCTGATAATGATTTAGTAACACCTTTAATAGTAACCATTATTGTCCTTCTGGTGTTGTTAGCTTGTATATATCGATTAGCCCATCTACAATTTGTAGGTTCATATCCTTTGTCTACATTTATTCTGTCGATAGATAATTTATCATCATAACCATTTTCCGTTGTCCATTTATAAAAGTTTTCAAATGTTTTCCACTCTTCGCAAACTGTAATTCCACGACCACCATAGTCTTCATATTGTTTGTGAGTCTTACAAGTACATCTTTCAATCATGTGTGACCACGTTTTGTATCGTCGTGTATTAGACATACCATGAGTTCTATTTGCTTTTCCAATTAATTCACCACTTGAACAACCACAACTATTTGTAGATCCTCGTCTAAGCCTTTGACCTGTCGTAATAAATTCTTTACCACAATCACAAATGCACAACCATTTAACAGGAGTTTCAGCATATTCAGAAAAACGATTTATCACTTTCACTTTACCAAATATCATACCTGTCATATCAATAGCATTTCGTCCCATACAATCACCTCTATTACATTATAACACGTATATACGTACTTGCAAATAATACGTGTTCAATATATAATCATTTTGAGGTGATTTGAGTTGAAAAAGAAATTTACAACTACTCTTGATGAAGAGTTAATTAAACTAGCGAAAATAAAGGCAATAGAAGAAAATATTAGTGTTGCTGAACTAATCGAAAAATTATTAAGAAATTTTTTAGAGGAGAAGTAATCTTCTCTTTTTTTATTTTCGTTTCCATGATCCATTCTTTTTATGGAGAACTTGTTTATTCATTCCCATTATATTTTCCCAATCTTTTCTTGACATAGTATTAGTAGGTTTCTTCTTCTTTGTTTGCATATGATTGAGCTTATGCTTTTGTTCCTTAGTTAGATGATCGGATAGTTTCATATAGTATCATCCTTCCCTCCACAATAAAAAAGCACCCAGATAAAGGATGCATAGAAAAACCATATAAAACTGTCACTCACTGCGGCTGACAGCACACCGTCTCGATCTATCCCTTTAGCAGTTGAGATCACTGCGTCCCTGCAAGGAGGATGAAAGGGTATGAGCGATACTTACTCTCGTGTTGGATAACAAGGTATTTTGGTGTAACTAGTCCTCAACCGTTCAAAAGTAGGTATAACCAGGGATAGCGTAAATAGGATTTGATAAATTGTTGATACTATTAATTTATCACGTGGTTCATGCAACAATCATAATATTATTTTAAATAATTTAGAAAATTTTTCTAAATGAAAGTGAAAGGATTTAACTTAGTTTTTTATATTGATCTCTTTTTCCAGGTATCTGATATAATCCATTGCTATGTCAATAACATTGTCACCGGCACGTCCAGGAACCCTAACCTGCAAAAACTCATTTAATTTAGCTGTTTTAATACTATAATAATCTGCCCATTCAGCTTTTGTAATGAGTATATTTAATTCCGTACTGTTTAAATATCCAGCTTTAGCGAGTAAATGAATATAAGGACATTTATACGCATCTGCTAATTTTTTCAGTATTTCTGGTGAAGGAGCCTTAGATTTTCTTCCGTTTTCAAGATGTGAAATGTATGACTGAGATACACCAGATATTTCAGCCAATTTATGAGTACTAATTGATGCATTTTTACGCATTTCCTTTAAATATTTGCCAAACTCTTTTACGTTCATTGCCGTTATCACTCCTTTCACTTACGCCGTCCACCACCGTCCACTTCTTTTCGCTTCATTTAATCCTCTTTTGTTACAACAATATTTAGAGTAAGCGCTAGTCGGTAAAATGCTCTCCACCGATACTTGCCATACGTTACATGGCTGATCGGCGGTTGAAACTTAAAGCAATACACGTTGTAGTCCGTTATATACTCGCTGTCATCGCTCATATACCTTTCTTCAATCAAAAACCTTTCCTTCTTTGGCAATCGCTGTACAGCCTTCTCTATTCGCTCACAAAACTGTTTTCTTTTTGCTTGCTCGTCCACATTATGAATAGCAATATTTCCCGTCTGATCGCCTGTTGTATTAGTCGGACCGTGGTATCTTATCTCCGTGCTGGCCGTTATGCTTGCTTCTCGTTCGTCGTATGTTAAGTATTTAAACAGCCGATACGTTTCCAGTTTTCCTTCCACAGCTTGTTGAGTGGCTTTCCTGTCAATTTCCGGTAGTACAAACGATACTTGATTATGCAAATTGACCACTCCCAATGGTAAAATATAATGGTGATCGCCGGGAGAAATCAATCCTGGCTTTTTTACTTTTCATTTTGTTTGCTATTCGCCATTTTCTTTTTATTATTCACAAACGTTACTGGTTCAAGTGAGACAAACGTGCTTCCTTTTGGTCGTTCTTTTGGTACGATAGGATATTTTTTAATGTATGCCAGGCGTTCTTCTTCGGTCATATACCGAGTCGTTACTTTTCCAATCATCGCTCATTCTCCTTTAAAAAAATTTAGCATCATCACAACCAATGTCTACACGTTTTAAGCAAGCTAATGCCAGTGTTTCTTTCAGATCATCATAATCCGCTTCATAAATGCTTTTATCCTGGACTGTTCGATATACGTTCATTTCTGCTAATTCTTCGATGAGGATTGACGTGATTATTTTGATAGATTTGTCGTATAAAATCCCCATTTTAAACCTCGTTTCGTTTATTTTGCTAACCGTAGTGTCGATAATCAATACCTATCGGGTGTATTAATATTTACTACAATAACTTTTTCCCATTTAATTTCTTCCAATGCCATTTCCGTCATCATGGATAATACCTCCGGTGCAGAGTAAGGATTTTCGGTTTCTAATCTGTCGTAAATTTTTTCTGCCAGACGATCTTCGTCATTAGACTTAAAATAGATTCTTTCATTGTCAAACTCTGGTACACAAAAGCTATCAATTTTTGCTTTTCCCCAGCTACCAAGACACCTAGCATATTCGTCTCCAGCACAAACTTCATAGTCAATCATCGGCAGGATTTCTAAATCTGGATTTTCTTTCAGTAAAGCCAATAGATTTTTAACGTTTTCCTGCTGTTTCTCCATCTGTTTCATTTTTTATCTCCCCTGTCTAATTTTTAGATTATTAGATTGATAAAGCTATTCGTCATATTGTCAACGGATTGTTCACTAAGCTTTTTTCAAACTGGATGTGTATTTTACCTCGTACTCAATTTCAACCATGAATTCTGTATCGCAGACATAACAAGTCATTTCGTGTTCCCCGGCTTCATGCATATCATCACTTGAACATTCTGAAGCACATACAGGACAGATGATTTTATCTTCACGGTAGCAATCCCATTCATCATGTTCGTTTTCCTTTGCCAGTCGTAATGCTTCTTGTTTACGTTCTTCATGTTCTCTCGCACGACAAGGTTTGCATTGAAAACCATCAGGATGACCCCAAGGTGTATCAGTAAGGTCTTTCCTGTTAGTTCCACAGGTTATGCAACGGTTGTGTTCTTCGCACACAATATAGGTATATGGCTTGTTATTTTCTAGGCACTTATGGCAACCGCAGACCCAATACCATCCATCTTCAAAGCGTTTAGCGTATAACCCTTTAGTTGGCGGATCAAGTTTAACTTCAGGTAATCCGTTTCTGTGAAAACTGTCATTCCAAATATTTGTGTGACCGAAACGTGTTCTTTGCTTCCATTCCTTTGGTATCTCAGGAATAAATATTTTCGTATCTTTCAAATCCATTTCTCTCCCTCCTTCGTGTCGCATCTTGTTTAAAAAAAGCTTCTGACCAAGATTCTGCCCCGATCACTCACTGAATCGAAGTTTGATATATTTGATGAGTGCAAGATATTCTACGCCGAACCTGCTGTTTGAATGTGTTTCCGTAACAGCTGATTCAAATTCCGACAAATTCCCCCTAAAACATCCACGAGTAACTTCTACTTCTCCGGAAGCAGTTGCATATGCTGTTAACGTGCCGTTTTCTGATCCGACAGGAGTAAACCAGACTACGTGTTTCGCAGATTTAATTCTTGCGTCATTGTATACCCGAGCATCACCGTACACCCGAGCATTACCGTATACCCGAGCATTACCGTATACCCAAGCATTACCGTATACCCGAGCATTATCAGACACCCAAGCGTCACCGTATACCCGAGCATTACCAGACACCCAAGCATTACCGTATACCCGAGCATTACCGTATACCCGAGCATTACCGTATACCAGAGCATCACCGCATACCCGAGCATTACCGCATACCCAAGCATTACCGTACACCCAAGCGTCACCAAACCAATCTAAATTTTTATCATTTTCAATCCAGCCACCGAGATCACCTTTTGCAACGCCTCCAAAATCTGTAATTGCTTTGATTTGAAATAGTTTCACACCATTAAGTTCTTTCACGGTTTCAGTCAGGACATATTTTTTATTAGACATATTTATCCTCCTTCTCACTTCTGTATTTCTCTGCCTCAAGTTTTGTTATATCTTCATAAAGTTTGATTTTTCTTTTGTGTAATTCAATTATTTCTTCGCCTTCATTTTTCCACTCCCTTGCTGAACTACATGAGTCAACTATCAATATCGTTTTTCAGTTTTCATCCATTTCAATTTCATCGCAATAAAAAATATTGGAGCAGCTAGCACATTTTATAAGATACTGTTCCCTAGCAGTGTTGCCTACTACATAACGTAATAACGGTTCATATACCCTATAAAAATGACGCTCTTTACAATGACGACATTCTTCTGAAAATGTAATATGACTCCCAAAATGTTTATCGGGTCTTTCTTCGTTTACTGCGTATATCGTTCTTATTTCTCCACAAAACTCGTCTTGAAACGGTACCAAAAAAGCCATACTTTCAATCGTTCCTTTCCATTTTGTATTTTCATTGGATTGTTCAGCAAATTAACTGCATCTGTCCATTGGATTCGTTAATAAATTCAGTCGCAAAATCCTCTTTTATAAGTACTTCGAAAATCGCTTCTAATACATTAACGACAATACTATTACCAGCTAGTCTATAGAGTATTCCATTGGTACACCCTTTTCGTGTTGGATGTGCTTTTAACACTGCTTCATAATCTTCATCATCAAAACCCATCAATCGCCAACATTCTTTTTCGGTTAGCATCCTGTATTCACCTTCACCTATATCGATAATGCCGCTATTAGGACAACGATTTTGTTTAGTGGTAATTGTCCATGTATAATCCTCTATTTTTGTCAGTCTGCCTGCAAAACTGCCGCTGTCATTTTTACCGATTTTGCTTAGCATGGAAGGTGTTTTAATTCTGTATAAATCACTTCCCTTTTTTTCTAGGTATTCGCTTATATTCCTCATAGGCTTTTTCTCTAGCTTTGAGAAATCAAAAACCTTTCGACCGAGTATGCTAACAACAAATACTCTTTCTCGCTTTTGAGGTATTCCAAAATCCATAGCATTTAACACATCAAAAGTATTTGTATAGCCTAATTCTTTCATACGCACCAAGTACTTATTAAAACTGTGAATCATATCTTTATCCAATACACCTTTGACGTTTTCCCATACTACATATCTTGGTTTCCATTCGCCCATATGTTCTATTATTCTTAAAGTTTCCCACATTAACGAACTACGTGTTTTGTCCTCATCACTGCCACCTAGCCGAATACCAGCCCTTGAAAAATCCTGGCATGGTGAACCATGTACAAGAATATCAGGCTTTAAATCATATCCAACAACCGAAGTGGCCTTATAACGATTATCGTAAAGAGCGTTATAGGCACGAACTGCTTTTTCATCGATCTCCACATAATCGATCGCTTTGTGATCTACACCTAAATTGATTAGGGCTTTTCGTGGAGCTCCAATTCCTCCAAACAATTCAAGTATCTTAATCACTTCTTTCACCTCTCTTGCAGCATAATATATGTCATCTTCTATTCTGTTTTGTGTTTTTATCGAAATGTGTATTAAGGTAATCACACATTTATCATTTTCCCTTCTAATCAAAATCTAGGAAACAACCACATCCACCTATATCCAACATGTCACACTGGATGGGTTCTTTCTCCAGATCTTCTAATGATTTAGTTTTCATAAATGTAAATTGTTTTTTTATATCCTGTCCTTTATGACTCTTTCCAAAAATCCAGTTCTTTGTGTGCTTGTTACTATCAATTATGTGTTGAATTTTTGCCGACTTATTTCCTGTACTAACAAACTCCCAAACATCTTTATACATATAGTCTTTAACTTTTCCACTCCTAATTGCCGACTGCTTTGCATAGCGAATATAATCGCTTATTACAATCTCTTGCTCCATGAGCTCGATGAATGTCTTCTCATCTTTAATGAGTAAATTCTTGTAGTGACCTTGTCCAGCCTTTACACATCTTCCTTTGCAGTTGTTATGAGTAAACTGCATATCGTAAAGCCTGGGCTGTTTAATACCGTATTTAGCTAAAACGGCATCATTATTAATCACATTTTCTATCAATGGCATTTCGACTTTAAACGGCTTCCAATTGTGCCGGATTGGGCCCTCTCTGTGCATTTCCTCGAATCCAATACCAAAGTATATGGTAGCGTCTGAAATGAAATCATCGGCTTTCAGATGATGCCTGTTATGCCATTTCTCAACCTCTGGAACAATACCTTTCTTCAAAAAGTTTGAGGACACTTTCATTTTCAATTCTTTCGAGCAAGTGCCCACTCGATTGTTAGCCATGAATTTCTGCTGTACCATCAACTGCGGAGGTGTAATACCCCTGCTATTAATCAGCATAGGCAGTTCTAGTTTGTCGCTGGCTTCATAAATGAATCTATAAAGGTCCTCATCTTCCCACATAGTATCAGTGAAGTACAAAACGATATTGTCATCTGGAAAAATTGTTTTTACGTAATCAGCGACTGAAAAACTACTTTTTCCACCAGAAAAGAAAATAATGTGATTTAGCAACTTTATTTCTCCACCTTCTCCGATAACCGAAAAATTATTTTATTTACCTCTGCAATCAGCTGCTCTTGCGTCATTTTGGAGTAACCTTTAATTTTGTTCTTTTTACAAGCATGTCTTAACGCTGTTATATTCCAAGTCTCAACGGCTGGGATATTAATTACTACCGGTTTTTCATCCATCTATTTCCCCTCCTGTAATCCGAATGGTAAATCCATACCTGGAGGCAGCACCCACAGATGATACATATTCGCCTCGTCCACCAACTCACTGTCCTTTGGAAATACTTCCAATGCAATGCTTTCAGGTCCAAATATTTGATCCTTTATCCACTGCTTCTCTATCCAAGTAATGTCGGTACTGGCAGCGTTACGGATGCATGCGTGCTGAACTGTTCCCCAATCGGTTTCTACATCCCGAATCATGACAACATATTTGCTTTTTTTGTCTCGGTAGACTCGATCAAGTTCACCGAACCATCCTTCCCATTTTTTCAATTGCTTTGGGGATGGATGTCGGATCCAACCTACAATTTGGTGTTTTACTTGTCGTCTGCGTTCAGATCTAGTCATGTTTTTCCTCCAAATCTCTGCATGAAATACCACTGTACTTTGCAAGTATTTGCATCTAACATTAATATCCATTATCCTGTCGCTTGTGATTGATTGCATTTTTATTCATGTAAGCTTGTTAACTCAATCATCTTCCATCCATGATCATGGCTAGTAGTTCTTCCCACCATGCTTATATGACCGATACTTGTTCTTCTCCATTTTCTTCAGTATCATGTGTTCCAAGTCATATTCATTCATTCCACAAAAGTCAAACACTCGAATGCACACATCGGCTAATTCTTCCACAAGGTTTTCTACATCGCCTTTGCGATCTGCTTCTAAAGCTTCACTTACCTCGCTGTGGATTAAAGCCAGCGTCGTGCCTGTTTCCATTTGCTCATCATGCCATCCTTTGGACTGTGCTGTTTTATACGCTTCTTTGCATAATTGATTAATCACACTATCACTCTCCTTAATTGATACTTACTGATGATACCGCCTATTTGCTCTGCTTTTATGCCTAAAAACTCCGCAATCTCTTTTGGCATGCATCCCCCTACCGTACATGATAACGACGTCTGTGAGCATGTCCTGCGTCCACCTTAACTGCAATTCCCTTACTGCTTCATATTTGATTTCCGTTTCGCAATCTTCATTCATAGCAATCTGCAACAATTGCTGTTTATTTGCTATCGTCCAATTCATCGTGCTATCCTCCCCTTATCTTTCAACTGCCTAATCCTTGAGTAAATGGATTTATCCGTTCTTCCATCTAAAATTTTCATAATCTCGGCAACCGGCATCTTTCTGTTTCTGCATTCTATTAAAATGTCATCTTCTTCCAGAGAATATTGTTTGTGATAGACATAATGTTTATCTGTCCACAGGTGCTTAACAAGCTCTGTGTGGATAAAATCTCCGCATACTGGACAATGAGCCTTAAAGTTTTTCTTTTTAATCGCTCGAAATAAAAAATCAATATCACAATCCTTGCACCAGTAGACAAAATATTTATTTTTTGTCATGCCTGCTCCCCTTTAAAAATTCATTTACACTACATTAAATGCCGATTTATTGAGATCAGCTAACCATATTGGCGTGATCGCGCATTTTACCTAACGCCTTTTTTAATATCCGACCAACATGCGGCTGGGACATCCCTACTTCTGTTGCAATTTCACGTTGAGATAGTTCGTGCACGTAGTGTAAAGTAATAAAAAACCTTTCCTGTCTGTTCAACTTAGACATAAGCAGATTAAGTAAACTGGTATCAAAAAATTGATATTTATCTTCCACACTTATAAGATCGTGTAGTGTTCCTGGATTTCCATTAAGCTGTTCGTTTTCTTTGTCCATGCTAACGATTTTGCCTTTTCGCTTTTGTTGGCTGAAAAACCTGACTGTCTTGTGCATTTCTTTCTGCATGTTGTAATAAAGAAATTGCCCAAACTCGACACCATAATCAGCAGAAAAATTTCTAGCTGACTTAATCAATGCTTCAACACCAGCATCATGTACCGCATCGAAACCATATCCGCCAAAACGCCTGTTAAAAATACTAATGAATTTATCCGTTAGTTCTGCGTATTTTTCCGCAAGCTCCCTTTGTTCTGATGACAATGCCAATTGATCACTACTATAAACCTTTGGCATATCGGTTCAACCTCGCTTCCAAGAGTGCAATCCATGATTTTTGTAAATTTACCTCATATTCCAGATCGTCATTTTCTTTTCGCAATTTCACGATTTCTTTCGTCAGGTATTTCGCCAAGTCTACCGACTCCTCCAAAGCCATCATGAGCCAGTCATATTCGCTGTCTAACGCTTCATCGATGGCCTTACCATACTTCGCTATTCCTTTCACGTCTTGATCATCTATGAGCCTTCTAAACGTGTCTATGACGGTCTGGCTTATTTGCGGTCTGTGGTGCTCATAATTCATATTTTGTATTTTTTTAATTGGGATGGTAACTCCTGGTTCAATCATCGTTTATTCACCTTCCTCTTTCCGTTTGAATTGTAATACCGGTCATTTACATCAACCTTGCGTAACCGATCTTTTAATCTCCTGATCGTATAGGCGTAATTTTTCCCACGTTTCTCGAGCGAATTGATTCTTTTTTTCGCATGGAATAAATCTCTGCGCAATAGTTCATTTTCGTCAAATAGCCTGTCCAGGTCTGGTATTTCGTCCATTTATATTCCACCCTTCGAAACATTCTGCATATGCTCATACCGTTTCTTTAAAATTTGGATTGCTTCGCTTGTGCTCGTATATGCGTTTTTCCATCGTTGAGCATCTGCTTCTGCGATCGCTTCTTCCCTTCTTGATTGTGCCCCGATAACTTCTGCTGCTGCTTCCTTTTCTTTTGCTGTTTTGGTTTCTGTTCCTTCCAAATCTGCCCATATAGCGATAACTTCTCGATCAATTCTTTCGGCAGTTCTTCATTCAGCAAATTTGCTTTTTTGTAAAGAGCCAATAATCTCTCGGCCCTGTTCATGCCACCGGTACCTCGTTATTTGGCATTTTTCTTTTCCTCCTTTTTTATCCTGGCATATTCATCTAGCTCTATAAAACCCCCATACTTATTCACTTTTTTTAATAGTTTTAGAGTTTTATCTGGATGTTTTGCATAAAACAGTTTCTTTTTTAGATCAAACACTTGTGTTGTTTGCCCTTTTATATCTACAATTTCTACTCGTCCGTCTGGATAGGTCACTTCAAAATCTGCGATATAGTGGATTGGATGAATCCATTTCCCTTCTTTTCGGAATCCGTTTTGTAATAAGAATTTAGGTTGTAGCTCAAACGCTAGTATTTCTCCTGTACGCTGTTTTTCTTTTAATTTAAGGTAATACTCCCCCTCAACTTTAGAATCAAATGTAAAGCCATCTATGGATGTTTTAACCGCATTATATTTACTCATCAGAACGGAAGATCATCATCTGAGATACCGATTTGACCACCGCCAGCGAATGGGTCATCATTCTTCACCTGTTGCCCTGTATCGGCTTTCTTTTCCTTTTGGCTGTCATTGCCCTTTGTATCTAAAAACTGCACGGATTCCGCTAGTATTTCAGTCACATAAACACGTTTCCCATCGTTACCCTCATAACTCCGTGTCTGCACCTTGCCATCCACTCCAGCAAGCGATCCTTTTTTCAGGTAGTTCGCTGTGTTCTCCGCTCCGTTCCACTGAACAACATTTAAAAAGTCCGCTTCCTGTTCACCTTGCGCATTTTTAAAATTCCTATTTACCGCTAATGTGAAGTTCGCCACCGATTTTCCATTTTGCGTTATGCGTAAATCTGGTTCCTTAGTCAATCTACCAACTAGCACGACTCTATTTAACATGAATTTCACTCCATTTCGTGTTATACTATTTTTAGGCTCCTCTTGATTCGTAAAGGCCGGAAGCCTGAGTCAAACAATCTTAAAATTCGACGCTTTAACCTTCTTTGGAAGGTTATTTTTTATCGGATTTTCCATTCTGACCTCCTAGTTATCTCTCCTTTTGCTAATCTATCAAGCGATAAAAGCAGAATACTTAGTTCTGTGTGATTAAAATATGCAGCTATATCCACCAATCCTTTTCCTTGTTTCCATAGACTTTCAAAAACGTTTATTTCTTCCATGCTCCAATGCCAGCGTATTTCTTCAATATCCTCAAGCGAGGTATATATATTTAACCGTTCCTCGCTCATATAATTTGATTCAAGTGTGTTAATTGTCCGTTTTTCGTAGCTTCTCATCGCTTCACCTTTTCATTGCCGCAAGTTCCGCTGCTAGTTTTTCTCTCTCTACTTCAAAGTCATCATCGTATTCATGTTGTCCTGATTTTTGTTCTCCGGCTCTCTGCCATTTTTCAAAGTCCACAGGAAGCGCTTCTTTTTTTGGTTTAGGCTTGTCCGTTTTACCAGCCTTGATCTGGATAACTAATTGATCGTACTTGTCTCTTAACTTAGAGACTGACAATATATTTGTTTTCCAAAATTGATGAGTCTGACTCCAATCAATCACATAAGTTATTTGTTCTGCATTACGTTTATCAATCTCCATCATTAGCCTTATGTCATCTGCCCACTTTTGTAAATTCGGTTGTTTGTATTCCGAATTGTTTAGTAATATTTTTTTAAATAACCGATCAGCTAATTGATAGTGGATAGAGTCGACGTCGTAAACTCGTTTGCGACTATTAATCTTTTTATTCTTTTCATTTTTATCATTCTTTACATTCTTTACATTCTTGTTTGTGATCAACTGTTGTTCATCTGTTGTGCATTTGTTGTTCATTTGTTGTTCAGTTTCTTGATATTCATACCACTTAAGTATTGATACAACACTGTATTTATTGGTTTTTTTGATGTTCAACATTCCCCACTTTTCTAGATTGTTCAAGTACCTCCACCACGAAATCTCACTTTGCTTAAAATTAGGTTTCATACCCTTATTTAAGTCGTCAGAAAGGGAACTTCTTCCCGTAATAAATTCGCCTTCTTTTAGCATAATATTTTGATTTCCGACTAGTTGATTGTGCTCTTTATGAGATGCTTTCATCAGGCAATACATCCAAAGTTTTAAATAGTAAGGGTCTTGCCAGATGATGCTGTCCATTGTTTTTCTGTATAGCTTTACGTACCCTTGCATCCCCTCACCTTCTTACTCATTTTCTTGTTTTTTAACAACTTTTCTTGCAGCTGAAATCCATCCGTTTAATGTTTTTATCGCTGATTTTCCTTCGCTTGATGTCAATATTGTAATATCATCTACTGCTAGAGCTTTTAATACATCTTGTTCTGTTTTTCCGCGTAACCTCGCAAACTCCAATACTTTCATTTTTAGCTCACCAATTTCTTCCGATGATATAGGTTCTGGCTTTTTATACACTTCTGATTTTTCCTGGAATGCATCTGGGTCATCTTTATCTGTTGCAATATTAAACTGTTTAAGCAAAAAATATTTTTCCGCATATGTTAAGGCCTTGCCGACACCTTTTTCCCCAGCTATATCTACTCCCTGTCCATAAAACGGCAAGGATAGTGTTTCACTAGGATTGTCCGCGTTAATCCATGTATACTCGAGATCTAATTCAGTAAAATAAGTTGTTGTTCTCTTTAAGTTTCCATTTTTATCTTTGTTTTCCACTGTTTCCGATGACACGTTATGTCCGATGATCTTAACAGTTAGTAATATTCCAAGTCTGTCCAATTGTTGACGTACAGCAGATAACACTTGTGAGCTACCTACGTACTGATATTGGTGCCCTTGCGCTTCTTTTTGGAGGTATGGAACAATCTTTCTAACTTCCAATAATTTTTGATAGATGGATAGATTATCAGACATACAGCTCCGCCTCCTTAACCTCAATATTTACTCCATCATCGCGCCATGTATTGACGACAGCAGAGGATAATTCCCTCATGCCATCAGCTACTGGAAGGAACCATTTATTATTAATATGGAATACGGTAATAGTCATCGAATCCGCAATCCTTCACTCTGTCTCATTTCAACGCCAGGTACTTTTACGCCATTCTTCAAATCTTGTAAAATAGTTTTTTTATCCAGCTTAGGCTCCTGCTCAATAAAATAGTTTTTTGGTATAATATTTTCTTTTAATACCTCAACACCAGGAGGATTTTTTTGAATATTGAATGAGAACAATTCTGTTTTTAACTTCTTAATATTTGTTTGAATCATGGATTGCTCAAGTGCTTCTTTCAGTCGCTTCGTGTTCCCTTCGATGCTTCTCCTCCGGCCTGCCAATCGTTCTTCTTCTGATTTTATGGCTAGTGCTTGTCCTTCCAAGTTTTTAATGATTTTTGCATAGCCGACAGCTTTTACTTCGATGGCATCGTTGAGTGATTCGAGAGTATCGGCAAGGTTTTCTCCTCCGTCCTCGATTAGTGATTGAATGTGTTGGTATGCTGCTGTGAGAGAGTATAAATTCATTTTATAGTACCTCCTCTTTGACAAACGCGAATGCGCCATGAATGCCATTCGTACCTGTGCTGCCAACAATAAATGAATCGCAATCAAGTTCCTCAATCGGCTGACTAATGATGCTTGCAAACCGTTTCGCGCGGTTTTCAGCTTCTTCACGAAATACAGGGTTATAGTTATCCCCTTCGAACTGTGTCATGTGGATACTTAGATACGCTCCTGAATCAATCGCATCGGACAAAAACTGCATGAGTCGTTCCTTATTCATGTGAGTGAGCCTCCTTTAATGATTCGATGTATTTTTCGCAAGCTTCCTCTGTTTCAAAAAACTTGCTAGTGTCGTGAAAGCTCGTTGAAGTGTTACTGCCTACACGCTTGTGTTTAATTTAAAATAATCTAAACCGCAATATTCAGGTTCTTAGATTGCCTTTCGTACGCTTCCTGTTCTTCGGATTCTTGCAATGTCAGGATGCTCGATATCCACTTTTCTCACCTCCCTTCAATGTTTATGACGAACAATGTTGGACCCTTAATCTCTCCGATGACTTCATCTATCAAATATTTCTTATGCTGCATATTCTTTAGCTGCTTTGCAGAACGAATTAAGTCCTCAGCTCGCTTAATCACCAGATCATAATCACCCTCTACTAGAGCATTTTCAGCTCTGGTTATGCAGGAATAGCTGCAGCTGTAATGCGTCACTGCTTTTTCAAGATCGTGTGGTAATACATTAAATGGTTTGTTCACTCGAATTCCCCCATGAAGTGTAAAATTGTTACTCCTAAAAGCATTAGTGGCAGTATGATGATTGCTGTTGCTAATGCGCCCATCAGCTGAGCACCAATTTATTCAAGTATCTGTTAATGAAGTATTGCTGACCTTTACCAGTTACCTTAGTTGTTTTGGATATGGTGACATGTCCGTCAGAATGAGTGACTGCTGTTTCTTTGACTTCAAACAAGCCCATTTCCATTGCTCTTTGTGTCGGACTATTGTAATCAGCACCCTTACGTTTTATCAGGTAACCATCCTGGCGCAATTCCTCGAAAAGCCGCTTTTGTCCAGTGCCATATCCGTTTTGTTTTAGCAACTTGGCGAGATCACCGATTAAGATAGAAGTTTTTGACGCGCTCACCGCATCGGCGAAGATGACTTTTGGTTTGTCGATCTGGATTTGCTGCTCGAGCTTTTTCTTTTCTGTTTGCTCTAAAATCCATTGTTGTGCTCTTTCAATTGGATCCTCAATTGCGTAAGAAGGAAGATTTTTATTTGCCAATTCTGCCCTCATCTTTTTAAATTCCTGAATGAACTTTACTTTAAATTTCATTGCTTCTGGAGTGGTATATGACATAGCGACAATAGTGAAAGCATCTTCAGTCAATAAATACCTTTTGGCCATCTTGTTGTTATCAGCCTTATAAGTTTCCAGTCCAAAGTTGGACTTGAGAAATTCCACTTCTGCTGCTTCAAATAATTTGTTTGTTTGATTTTTGATGTCTCGTACAACGTGCTTGTGCTCCTTGCCAAAAACCTCAGCAACAGTTAACGAATCTGTAACAACCTCGTTGTTTTCGACAAAAACTAATTCTTTCATCCGGTTTCCTCCTATGCTTGAAACTTTTATTTATTAATCTTTTCGTTCATCAAATTTCGCAAATTCGATAAAAGAGAAAGGCTTATTCATCCTGGTCAATACTGTCCATTAATTCGATTATTTTTTTGCATTTATAACGGCTGATTACATGTCTTTCATCTATTTCTTTCCTTTTTTTCGAAACTTCATAAAATCTCGTAGAGAAAGAGTACACAAATGCAAATGTGATAAAGTAAGTTGTTTCTTCAATAATCTCGAATTTCCATTCGTGATTATGCTCTGTTGCATAATCCAAGTCCATTTTAATTTCTTCAACTAGATCAGCGCCGTATTGTTTTTCCAATTGTTTAAAGTCGATTTCTGTTTGTTTTTTCATTTTTTTACTCCTCCTTTATTTTGTTGTTCTGCCATAATAAGTGGTACAGATCTGTTGATAAAAAATTCCATCATTTTTTGTTGTACTTCGGGAGGTGGCATTGCCTGGTGCTTTTTCATTTAGACAATCTCCTTTAAATAATATCTTTCTCTCTCATAGTACGAATAAATTCGTACTTGTTCCCAAAAAAAATAATTTCTTTTGGTACTTTGTAAACCACATGAACTTTTTCAATGAAAGAAAATGGTACATTGCTCGAATCCCTTTCATAGCTTGATAAAGTTTGTGGATGAACACCGAATTTAACTGCTGCTTCTTTTAGTGTATATCCAGCGTTTGTACGAGCAGCTTCCAATGTTAAACCAAATTTCATTTTGTTTCCTCCTTTCTTATTAACTTAATAATATACGATTTTATTCGTATTGTCAACGAAAATAATCGTATTTTTTATATAAATAATCCTATTAATTTACTAAACTATTCGATATAATAATGAAGAAAGGAGGTGAACGATATGCCTAGACCAAAAAATACACCCATGCAAGAGAGTATGAAGCAATATGTTAAGGAAGCATTGGCTACATACATGAACTCAAGAAAAATATCTCAAACTGATTTGTCCGTTAAGACAGGAATACCAAAAACAACCATTAATGGCTATGTAAATGGAACATCATTGCCGACTCCTGGTAACTCCGAAAAACTGTCACGTGCTTTAGGTATCGACAAGGGAGATATTGACCCACGTTTTAGAGACGATGTAGATGCTTCCAATTTATCTAAAGTTGAGCCTATGACTATTAAGATTCCAGTCCTCGGAAAAATCGCTTGTGGAGAGCCGATTTACGTAGCGGAAAATTTTTCTGGTTATCAGTACGAATCAATAACAGATCTACCGTCTGGAAACTTATACTACTTAGAAACAGAAGGGAAATCGATGGAACCGACAATCCCAAACGGATCTAAAGTTTTAATCAGAGAGCAACCAGAAGTAGAAAATGGCGAGATAGCTGCTGTACTCTTAAATGATGAAACAGAAGCAACTTTGAAACGAGTTAAAAAACAAGGGAATACAATAATTCTCATGCCTGATAATCCATCGTTTGAACCATATATTATCGATAAAGATCACCCGGCCAGAATTATTGGGAAGGCAATCCGCTTTACTCAAAACTTGTAATTAAATATCTAGCTAGAGATTTAATGGGAGCAGCCTGATCAGCTGCTCTTTATTTTAAGGAGGATGGTGCGTGATGACTGTGGGGATTTATATTAGGGTAAGTACGCAAGAACAGGTACAGGAAGGATATTCGATATCTGCTCAAAAAGAACGTTTGAAAGCTTATTGTATTGCTCAAGGGTGGGATGATTTCAAGTTTTATGTGGATGAGGGATTGTCAGCAAAAGACACAGATCGTCCGCAATTAAAAATATTATTAGAACATATAAAAAGTGACTCAATCAAAACTGTCCTCGTATATAAATTAGACAGGCTTACCAGATCTGTATTGGATTTGTATCGATTGCTCGAAACGTTTGATAAATATAATTGTGCTTTTAAATCAGCAACAGAAGTGTACGACACCACAACAGCGATGGGAAGAATGTTTATTACCATTGTTGCGGCATTGGCTCAATGGGAGCGAGAAAACCTAGGTGAAAGGGTAATTATGGGGCAGGTCGAAAAGGCGAGACAAGGCGAATACAGCGCAAAGGCTCCTTATGGATTTGATAAAAAGGATAACAAACTCATCATAAACGAACAACAAAGCAAGATAATTTTATCGTGGATTGAGGAAATCAAATCAGGAACATCAATCAGAAAACTATCAGATATGATGAATAACAGTAATGTTAAACCGATCAGGGGTTATAAGTGGCATATTGCTACCATGTTAGATATCCTCCACAACCAGGCATTGTATGGTGCGCTAAAGTGGAGAGATGAAGTTATTGAACAAACTCACGCAGGAATTATCACAAAAGAGGAATTTAATAATATTCAACATATCCTTAAAAGCAGGCAAAATTTAAAAATAAGAGAAACAAATAGTATATTTATTTTCCAAATGAAATTAAAATGTCCTACTTGCGGAAATAGATTGACATGTGAACGATCTAGTTATTTTAGAAAACGAGACTTGGCTCAAGTAGAAAGAAACTATTATAGATGCCAAGCTTGCGCATTAAATAAAAGACAAGCTTTTGGAGTTAGTGAAATTAAAGTAGAGAAAGCTTTATTAGCTTATATGGACGGATTAATATTTGAAAATGAATATCATGAACCTAAAGAAAAGAATAATGATTTAATAAATAAATTCGAACAACAAATCAATACCGTAAAAAGACAAAGAGAAAAATTTCAAAAAGCCTGGTCTAAAGACCATATGACTGATGATGAATTTACGAAACAAATGTTAGAAACTAAACTTAAACTTGATGAATTGACAGCGGAATTAAATCAGATTACTCCAAAAGAAAATGAACAAGTGGACCAGAAAAAGATAAAAGAATTGTCAAAAGACTTTGTTGCGAATTGGGCCCACTTACCACCACATGATAAAAAGCAATTTATGGCCACGTTTGTAGAAAGCGTAGAAATCGAAAAGAAAGAAGGGAAGGCATTTGTTAATGGTGTTCATTATTTTTGA